AAAAGAAAAGCGCTACCCTTTAGAAGACGACAAAACTGGAGAAGACTCTCCCTCTGTGAAATCTTAGAATAAAAAATTAAATTTATTAAACTTTATAAAACATGGCACGAAAAAAGAAAACTGAAACAACCACAGGGATATCTCCAGAAGACCAGATCCAAGCCTACCTTGAGCAAAACAAAGGGGATCACTATAACTTTGAAGAAGAAAGGCACTATGTAGTATCTAGCGGTAGCCTGCTGATGGATATCGAAATGGGGGGAGGCATTGGTCCCGGGATTATAAGAGCCTCAGGAATTACAGAAGGAGGTAAAACTTCCTGCGCTCTGGCTTTCGCTAAGAATTTTCAAAAAATGGATGACTCAATGGTTATTTATTTTAAATCAGAAGGAAGGCTCACTCACGATATGCTTGAGAGAGCAGGGATAGACGAAGACCCCAAGAAGTGGAAAATAATTAAATCAAATGTATATGAAACAGTTATTAACTTAATGAGAGACCTCGTTAAAAACAATAGCAAAAATTTTAAATATATGTTTATTATAGACTCTATGGATTCTTTAGTGCCAAAAAACGATTTAGAGAAAGGACCGGAAGAAGCTAACAAGGTTGCAGGAGGTGCGCTATTAAGTTCAGACTTTTTGAGAAAGATGGCACTAGCCCTCTCCACGAGGGGTCATATTTGTTACATGGTATCTCAAGTAAGGAGCAAGGTTCAAATTAACCCTTATGAAAGAACCGACGCTAGAGTAACCAATGCCTCAGGGGGTAACGCTCTACTTCATTACAGCGACTGGATCTTAGAGTTCCAAGAAAGACACTTAAAGGACATTATATCTTCCGAGGCGAACGGAAAAGGAGACCTGTACGGGCATTGGTGTAAGGTTGTTTTCAAGAAAACCCCGAACGAAAAGACCGGAACGCTAGTCAGGTACCCGATAAGGTACGGAAGTAAAAACGGTAAAAGTATATGGGTTGAGTACGAGGTAGTTGACATGATGCTCCAGTGGGACATGGCCAGCAGAAAAGGCGCATGGATCACCATAGCAGATGACTTAATAGAGGAAGTTAAAAAAGAGACCGGTCTAGACCTAGACAAACAACATCAAGGCCTAGATAATCTCAAGAAATACTTTGAGGAGAACAAGGAAATAGGTAAGTATTTATTTTTTAAATTTAGAGATGTACTTAAAAAGTCATAATATAGTGTAAATAAATTTATGGGGGCGTACTGGATTCGATTTGGATTCTTACGCCAGATTGCAAGCAGAGGATGATGGTTGGCCTCTTAAAACATCTATCAAAAAAACATAAATGCCAACGATAACGTTGACATGGAGTTCGCTCCTTCAGTAGCTGAAGCTGACGAGATTCTCGCTCAGTTCGGTTATGTTGAAGAGGAGTCTCTCCAACTGGCGGCATAAGTCCCGTCACGTCCTACTCTGGATGCTCGCTAAAGAGCTAGGGCGACGACAGCGAGCAAAAAACTGGAGCACGTAAGGGAGCCCAGTATAAATTTATTATATCCTTTACGACCTCGCGTAGGCCGTTTGTCGGTGACACGCCAAGCGAGTATTAACACCGACTAAGCTTGTAGTATATCTGAGCAGATGGCTCTAAAGACGTGGGTTCGACTCCCACCGCCTCCACCAATTTTAAAGTCTGAGCGTAGTGTGAGCTTGCACGCCTTCGCGCGTAGGAGAACCGGAGTAGCTAACCGGCGCTCAGGCTTCTTATATTATGAGGCTTTACAATGTAAACGGAAGACTGCAAAGCAAGAGCGTATCTAAATACCTCATAAACTGGAACAAAAAATCCAGATCGAAACTACAAAAACGAGTAAAGGACTTCTTCAAACCTTACTGGTCGGGGCACGTTGTCTACGAAGAATTCCCCGTGTATGGGACAAGGCTTAAGGTAGATATTTTAAATGCAACCATCAAGGTCGCGATAGAAGTGAACGGCCCACAGCACTCTTCCTTTAATAAATTCTTTCACGGTAACTCAAGGGCTAAATACTTAGCCTCCATAAAAAGAGACTGGAAAAAAGCCAACTGGCTCGAAAAAAACAACTACAAACTAATAGAGCTGGAAGAAAGTGATATGGAAAACCTGTCTAAAGAATTCATTGAAACCACATTTAAAATAAAGATTTAATTTTTTTGTTGCCCCCTATAAAAATTCCTGTATACTCAGTACATGCAAACAAACGACAATGCGAAGTGGAACAACAAGACAGAAACAAGCGGAAGAGGAGTCGGAATGAAAGGCAATATTAAACATGGAATCAATATATTCGATACAGATAGAAAGACACGTACTAGGCGGACTAATCAAGAACCCGAAACTTTTCGCAGACATTGAAAGATACATTTCTGAGAAAGACTTTATAAATGAAGTTCATCAAACCATCTTCTGCGTTCTAAGAAATACTATAATTAAAAACGAAAGCGTTGATACAGTAATCATCGCTGAAAAAATAAAAAATATTGGAATATCATTTAAAGATGATATTAATATTTATGATTATTTAGAATCAATTTCGTTTACTTCAATAAACATCAAGGGGTTAACGGAAGCAGCGCAAGAACTTGCGAAGCTAACGGTTAGGAGAAATTTATATCACAAATGCGATGATATAAAAAAATTCTTAAAGGAGAACGGCGAAAGGAACATTGACGAGATCGTAAGTGAAGTAGATACTCTATACGGCGACGAACTTAAAGAGATCGAAACCACGGAGAAAGAGCCAGAACTTCTCTTAAATGATATAGAAGCCTTGGTTGAAGAAAGAGGGGAAAATCCTTCTGATGAATCAGGATTTGCTACACCTTACCCAGAATTCAATAGATTGTATGGCGGGCTACGACCCGGGAACCTATACGCCGTAGTCGCAAGACCCGGCCAAGGAAAGTCTACCTTCATAGCAGATATATGCAGAAAGATTGCTGAAAAAGGCGAAGTAAAAGCGCTACTATTAGACACAGAGATGGATACGATAGACGTAAAATTCAGAATAGCATCAGCGCTCAGCGGAGTATCCCTATGGCACCTTGAAACAGGTAACTGGAGGAGAAATTCAGATCTAGTAAAAAAAGTACGTAGCGCGTTTAAAAAAATAGAAAATTGCGAGTTTTACCACTATCCCGTGGGGAATAAAAACATAGACCAACTATGTTCATTTGTCCGGAGATGGGCTATGACCCACGTTGGCAGAGGTAATTCCTTTGTTCTTGGCTATGATTATATAAAACTGACAGGAGAAAGAGTTGGAAACAACTGGGCAGAATACCAAGCAATAGGAGACAAGGTCGACAAACTTAAGAAACTTGCCGAAGAATTAAACTGTCCAATAATCACCGCTATACAAGCAAACCGCAGCGGAGAAAACTTTAACAGACGAGGGAATACAATCATCGACGATAGTTCAGCAATTGCCCAGTCTGACCGCCTTCAGTGGTTTGCTTCATTCGTTGGAATCTTTAGAAGAAAAACTGTAGACGAACTTACTAGCGACGGAGAAGAGTTTGGGACACACAAGCTCATCACTCTCAAAACAAGATTCCAAGGCAAAGACGCAGCGGGGCATCATGACCTAGTAAGAAGAGTTGATGAAAATGGTAACGTAAGATTTGAAAATAATTTTCTTAATTTTACTGTAAGAAATTTTAACGTCGAAGAATCCGGCAGCGCAGCTGATATTTCGGCCAGAGAAAGAATGCAGTACGATTTAGAAGACGAAAGCAATCAAGATGGAGACGTGATATAAATGGATTTTAAAAACATCTTGTTAGATGTTGGATACTCCAATATCAAAGACAATGGAAGGGAGTTTCGAATGAAGCCAGTCTACAGGGACTCCAGCAGTGACACGGTGCTTTCCGTAAGGAAAGACACCGGTCACTTCATTGACTTTAGTAAGCAGATTAGCGGTTCGTTCGAATACCTAATACAGCTTTCCATGGGTTTAAAAACTGTGGAAGAAGCCAAGACTGTCTTAAAAGATAAATGGGAAATAAACAGTGAAATCAAAAGGGAGCACAGGCCACCGGTTTCAAGTCCGAAAATTTTCCCAAGCACCTATCTTGAAAAAATAATCCAAGATCATTCTTACTGGGAAGAGCGCGGTATATCTAAGCAAACTCTGGAACTTTTTAACGGTGGCGTAGTTCACAGCGGGACAATGGCTGATAGATATGTTTTTCCCATTTTCAACTCCAAGAAAGAATTAATAGGGGTGACTGGTAGATACCTTAAAAATCTTCCCGAAGAAAAAAGCAAACCTAAATGGCTACACAGAGGAAGGACCTCGGAATGGAAATATCCCCTTCAAATAAATCAAAAAATCCTCAAAGAAAAAAAAGAAATAATATTAATTGAAAGCATTGGAGATATGCTTGCCCTGTGGGAGTGCGAGATTAAAAATACTATAGTAGTTTTTGGGCTAAACATAAGCCCTTCCTTTATTAGTTTATTAATTAAGTTAGATCCTAATAAAATTTTTGTATCTTTTAACGATGACTCAGATAATAATAGCGCAGGGAACAAAGGTGTTGAGGCTGCTGTAAGAAAACTTAAAAATTATTTTGACCCCCATCAAATCCAAGTGGCTTTTCCTACCAAAAATGACTTCGGGGATATGAGCAGAGAAGAGATATTGGAATGGAAAGAGATAAATATCTTAAAGAAGTAGAACTTACGCTCGCTGAGATCGTAAAGGAAGAAGACTCTGTAAAAATAATCAAACAATGCCTAGAAAAACGAGAAAGCGAACTGTCTTTTAATTCTTTTAGATATGGAAGAAGCCTAGGAGACAACTATTCCATAGGACATAACCCTAAATCTGGGGAAGAATTTTATAATGAAATAATTAAGGTTAAAAAAATAAGAAACTTAGTTGACTACCTTTTATTACTAGCGCAGAATAAAGACAACTAAAAAACAGTCAAAAACACCATGAGACTAGACCACATAGCCTATCGAGTAAAAGATAGATACGACACAGCCGAATTTGTCAAAGAAGCTTTCGGCTACAAGGTTGGTACAGAGTTTCAAATTGAATTTGATGATGGGTCCAAAGCTGACTGTCTAGCTCTTGAGCCACCTGAAATAAGGCACCCGGATACGACGCTTTGGACCTATCACGCTTTACAGTCTGCCCCCTATGCGCCCATCAAAGCAGAGTACCATGCTCCTCCAGAGATTTTTATTAGCGACGGCAGCAAGGGCTCCATAGTTGGAGACTGGGTAACGGAAAGAGGAAACGTGGGAGGCATTCACCACATGGCATACCAAGTCGAAGACGTGGCGGCGGTCATGAAAGAATGGAAAGAAAAGGGTTACGCAGAATTTTATTCCGAAAAACCAATTACATGTAAAGACCCAGACCTTACGCAGGTTTTCACCAAACCGTCACAACTAACAGGAGTAATATATGAATTCATTAATAGAGAAGGCGCTGGGTTCTGCAAAGACAGCGTTAAAGAGCTTATGGAATCAACCAAATAATTATCATTTTATGAACTTCGAAGGTAGAAATTATATTAACGGCAAGTGGCAAGAAACCCACCACATGTACACCAAGCTAAACCCCTCAACAGGGAAGGCTCAAGGAGCGTTTCCGTTGAGTGGACACATAGAAGTCGAAACGGCGGTTGAATCAGCAAGGAGGACTTTTCACAAATGGAAAAAAGTAAGTCGCTTTGTACGTTCAGACTACATGTATAAAGTTGCTCAAATAATTGAGAGAAGAAGAGAAGAGCTGGCTACAGTAATTTCCCTAGAAACAGGAAAAAACTATAATGAATCAATAGCTGAAGTAAATGAAGCTTTACATATGGCTCAATTTGCGTTCGGTTCTGGTAGATATTCCCATGGTGAAGCCGTGGCGTCTGAGATAGAAGATAAAGATGCCTATATGCTTCGTAAGCCAAAGGGTGTAATAGCAATTATATCTCCATTTAATTTTCCTTTGGCTATCGGAGCGTACTGGTGTGCAGCGCCAGCCATAGTAGAGGGAAATACGGTAGTAATTAAACCAAGTGAAGATGCGCCAATGTCAACACAAATGGCTGTCGAAATTTATCAGGAAGCTGGGCTACCTGATGGAGTCGTTAGCTTGGTGCATGGCAATGGTGATAGCGGTGATCTTCTGGCTCGCGCTGATGTCGATCATATTTGTTTTACTGGTTCTGCCGAAGTTGGACAACACGTTAGAAAGGTAGCGGCAGAAAGTTGGCATAAGACAACTTCATGCGAAATGGGGAGCAAGTCTGCCTGCATAATCTTCGACGATGTTGAGGCTAAACTAGCTCTGGAAGCAGCCATTGCAAGCGCCCACAAGCTTTCTGGGCAACGTTGCGTTTCGTCTGGTAGAATGATAGTGCAAAGATCTATAGTACACCAATTTCCCAAAGACTTTGCAAAAGCTGCGCCCGACTTAAAGACTGGTAGTCCTTTCCAAAAGGTAGTCAGTACTTCAGGCACGCCAGACGCGCTCGGCTGGGTAGACTACAAGCCAGACGAAACTCAGAACTATGGACCACTAATTAACAAGCAGGGGTTTGAGAAAGTAAAAAAATATAATGACATGGTTCTAGCCGATGCAGAAGCGGAAGTCTTGCTCCCACCTAAATACGAAAGTGTAAATGACAGAGCATTCTTTTCTTCTTTTATAGTTTACAAAACCGAGTGGCGTGATGTACCCTACTTAAAGAATGAAGTGTTTGGGCCTCACGTTGCTATTATTCCTTTTGACGATCTCGATGACGCCATTCGTATCTATAATGATACTGATTACGGGCTTGCGGTTGGTGTGCTTACGAACGATTTTAGAAAAGCGCGAGTCTTACGGGACGAATGTGAAGCGGGAATGATTTACTGGAACGGTGGGTCTATTGCCGCAGAATCACATCTTTCTTTCGGAGGCGTAAAGAAATCTGGCAACGGATTTCCAAGTGCAGCCAGAACATACAGAGCGG